TTGATCTGAAAGATCTCCTTTAAGGATATTAATTTTATCGTGTATATTTTTTAAATTTGGTGTATGTGGAATTGATTTTCGTCGTTCGATCCCAAATACTTCATAATTTTTTGATATTAGAAATTCAGCTAAATGAGAGCCATCCATTCCGCCGATACCTGTAATTAATGCTCGTTTTTTCATTGTTTTTTAAAAATTATATTGGTTAAAAAAATTAGTTACCACTGTTTTGATATATGCAATTTGTTCTTCTGATATAACTGGACTACATCCTAGAAAGAATGTATCGGTTGTTACTTTTCTAGCAACGGGAAAATCGTTTATAACAGATTCAGTATCCATTAGTCCCTGATAGGCCGGCTGCAGCATAATGTTACCAGCAAAGTATGGTCTTGTTTGAATTTTATTCGATTCTAGATATTGACAAAAATCTGCTCTACTAAAACCCGCATCATCTTTTACTGTCAGTGCGACTGCAAACCAATCCGGATCACTATTTTCGGTCGCTTTTGGTAGATGAAAATACTGATCATATGGTTTAAATATATCTACGATAAGTGCATGATTTTTTCTACGTATTTGCCCAATTTCTTCTAATTTTTGCATTTGAATAAATGCCATTGCGGCTTGCATTTCAATTGGCTTTAAATTATAACCAATTTCTTCATAAACATATTTGTGATCAAATACTTCATTCGGCAATGCTGGGAGCCAATTGTTGAATCTTTGATTGCACATACCACACTCAAGCTGATTTTGTTTACCTACACAGTAACATCCTCGCCCCCAATCTCTAAAACTTCTTAGAATTCGTTCTGTTTCCATATCATTGCATGCAACAAATCCACCTTCTCCCATTGTGATGTGATGTGCCGGATAAAATGAACAACTTGCCATTTTGCCATATGATCCCAATTCACGCCCTTTATATGTGGATCCTAATGCATCGCAACAATCTTCTAAGAAAATTAAATTGTATTTATCTACCAATTCCATTAAACGATCCATATTAGGTGGATTACCTAATACATGTGCAAATGTAATTACTCGAATCTCCGGATCTTGTTTTAATTTTTGTTCTACTTGATCCAAATCTAAATTTAATGACTCTATTTCAATATCAACAAATACTGGTGTAAATCCTAACTGCAATATAGGATTAATTGTAGTAGGAAATCCAGCAATCGGAGTTAATACTTTGGTTCCTTTAGGTAGATTTAGTCCTCGTTTTGACGTTAATGCAGCCATCATTAACAAATTTGCGCTAGAACCGCTATTTGTTAAAATTCCTAACTTTTTTCCTAATCGTTTTGGAAATCTAGATTCGAATCGGATGCCTTCTTGTCCTAAAACTAACCAACCAGCTAACAATGTTTTTACTGCAGCTACATATTCCTTTTCATCGAAATAATCTCCCGCATATTGAACTAAATCTTTTCCAGCAATCCATTCTTTTTTTTCTTGTTTTTCCTGAATAAATTGTTTTACTAATTTTAAAATATCATCCATATCTACCGGACGATTTTCATAATCTGTGTATACTTCTTGTTTACTCATAATGTGTCGTAAAAATTATTTTGCGTTTCTTGCCGGTCTATTGTTTTAGGATGATATAATGACCAATCTTCATCTGCCGGTAACGCAGTATATGATGAAAATCCATCAAGTCGTTCATGCACTCGATTTATCCATTTAATTTCTGCCTTACGGCGCCAGATGCGCCATTGATAATCGGGCCAATTCACCCACCCATCTTCATTTATATTCCAACCCCATTTTGCAATGTGTGCATCTGTTAGTCCCGATACGGTGTTAACTCGCGGAACAAGAAATACATCACACGTTGGATTAGATTCTAATAAATCTGGTAAATTTTCTATGAGATAATCATATGGTAATTCATCGGCATCTATTTGAAAAATATAATCGCCAGTGCATTGTTCTGTTAGATGATTTTTAAATGCAGCAAAATCTCCGCGCAATGGACAAAAAATAACACGCAATCCCCCATTTGTATTATGTTTCATGATATATCCAAAGACCTCCCGTTTAACTTCTGGACAGTCTTTCAAATCATCTAAACTCAAATCCATTTGCACCACAATTTCATCTTGCGGTCTTTTATGTTGTAAAAGAAATGTAATGAGCCGTTGGATTTCAATGAATTCATTGCATACCGTAACCGCGTAACTTATTTTCATATAACTTATAGTATGAAATTATTTGTTATTCTCCAACCTTCTGCAACTTAGGCAATTCTATCTTTTTTAGTGCAGGTAACTTGAGTTCTACCGGTTTCGGTATCTTGTTAATGCCTTCATCTGCGATAGCTAGTACACGTTCGTAAACTGCAGATACCGCAGTCTTGGTAAATGTGCTGTTCACAAAGTAACGTTGACGCTTAGCTAAATCCATCCACTTTTTATAATTTTTCTGAACTTCTTTCAGCATTTTTCCGGCATATCCATAATCTGGAGTAAACCATTTTGCTTCAGCAATCAACCAATCATTCTGTGCGGATGGATGTATAGGTGTTAATCCTCCAGGCAACACACAAACAAAGTCCTTTTTGAGAAAATCAGCTGGTCCGGAGTAATGAGGCGCTATGACAGGTTTTCCGGTTGTAGAAAACTCCAATAACGGTCGACCAAATCCTTCGGACTTTGTGAATGATACCATGGCTTTTACTTTAGGATGATTGTACAATGCGTTCATTTCAGCATCTGTTAATTCACCATGCACCAAGTACACATTTGGTAATTTCGCGGAACCAAACATGTCTCGTATCTGATTGATTCGATTTTCAATTTCCATGCGATCCATGATGCTATATGTAGCGCCGCTCGTTTTTAATATCAATGCCGGAGCAGATTTATCATTTTTGTATGTGTTGAAAAAACAATGTATCAATCCACTTAGATTTTTTCTATCCTCACCAATGACTCCCTGCAGCCAATGTCCTACTGATAAGAATGCAAAGGATTCTGGAATTGAATCCAATTCAGTGATAGAAGCTGTTACCGTTTTATTGTTGTACACCGTTTCATCAAAGTATTAATTATCAATCCAACTTTCTGGACAAAGGTCACCTTCCGTACCAGCAGTTACACCGATGTTGTATTTTCCAACAGCCTGCAATTCATTAGGTACCGAAATTTGTATCCAGACGTCTGGTTGTGATGTTAATGGCAATGGCATTATTCTTAACTGCCAGTCGGTTGGTATCGGATATGTCATTGGTGTTGCTCCCCATGGCAAAGATACCAATCTAACATCCCATTCCGAACCTCGTTGTTCTATGATGTTTGTAACTATTTCACGTGCGTGATGACCGTAACCTGATTGTGTTGCTACTGGTCCTGCTATAACCACTTTTCTCATTATGCTACTATTCCTGTTCGTTCGTATTGTGTTGCTGCTGTTTTTGTAACTGTGTACATCGGTCTTGCTTGTCGATTTGTGTTGAATAAATCACGGAACATTGAAATCATTTTGTTACCCATTTGTTCTGCCGTTAATCCGTTTTCTAAGCAAAAATTGCGTCCGTGCATACCATACAATGTTCTTTGTGCTTCATCCATCTGATACCAATACATGATGGCATTTGCTACATCTTCAAACTGAACTCGGTCATCGAAAATATATGGAGTCATCGGAGAACCTTGCAGAGATCGGTTGCTAGGAAATACTGGCTTAGCCCATAATCCATGATTTTTATACTTTCCGGTATGATTGGTTGCAAATTCGCCATCGAACCGAATCCATTCACCGTTTTCATCGGTAAACCCACATTGATCTTGAAGACCTCCGGTAACATTATTAATGATAGGTCGACCAGCTAACATGGCTTCCGTGCTGCTAAGTCCCCATCCCTCGTTGCTACCACATTGTACATTGCATTTAGATCTGTTGATGATAGTTTTTGCTCAGAAAACAAAATTTTGCAATCTGGTGCCAGAGTCTTTGCTACAGCTCGGAGATCAGTACCATTTTCATCAACTGGTTGTGTATGCATTAACAATGCAGTTTTAGATTTTTGATCTGCTGGTAATTGATCTACAAAATGTTTGAATGCTATGATCAAATCACCTGGTTGCTTACGACGGATGTTTCGGTTGTTCCAAAACACTAAAAAGTCTATGTTATTTTTGGTTTTGATTTGTTCATACATTTGGTTGTATGTGGTATCATTAGCAGACAATGGTTTAAATATGTTATGATTCAAACCATGGGGCACGAATCCGGTGATTACTTCATTCCATTCGATATCTGCCGGCAATGTATCACCCGCATCATAATCTACAACACCGAATCCGTTCTGTTTAAGCACTTCTCTATGGATATTGTCAGACTGTTTGCTAATTCCCATAATCATATCACAACTACCATAAAAAGGGGCATTCCACATAGGATATGGTAAATCATCCCAGATAGAGTAATATGTTATTGGAATTCGGAATGTGGTTTTAATTTCATGCTCTAATGCATACAACCATGTCCAATATCTAGGATCTGTGAAGTGAAGAATTGCATCCGGCTGTTCTTGATTCAAAATGGCAAACAGAATGTTGCGGTCTCCATAACCATTCCATGCAATTAATTTAACTGATGCATCTGACACACCGGTTGCTGCGGCTACATCTGCAGACAAATCAAATGCTTTGCTAGCATCCGGGTGATGTAGTGCAGCTCCTAATTGAATCCAATCAAATTCATGCACTGTGTTGAAAATAATTTCTTTGCTAATAGTTCCGATCCCGGATGGCAAACGGAAATCATCTGCTAACAACAGAATCTTCTTTTTTGCGGGCTTGTTTGGATCAATCTTTTGTAACTTTGGTAAATTCATTATGTTCCTTATAACCTTTAATATAAATATAGTTTAACCCAGAATCACCACCGGTTTTTCTAGTTTTTTTACATTAGTATATGCTGTTTTCAAAACCGGATCTAATGCTGATTCATTGCTCATAATCATCATGTAATCACAATGCTGTGCAATGAGTTTCATGCGGTGATGCAATTGACTGAAATGATACGGTTTGCCATAATATGTTTCTGGCATTGCTGAATATAAATTGTATCCAGAAAATGATGGATTGAATTCTTGATAGTTAAGACCGAATTCCAATGCATACTTTCTAACCATACTGTTTGCGCCCTCAGAACCACCGGCTCCTATAATCAGTAAATCTTCACCAAACCGTTGTTTCAATTCTTGCAATGTCTGCTGAACCTTTCTGCGATTCTGCCAACCTGTATTACCAATTACTGCAACTTTTGTCATGCTGTTTTCTCATGTAAAAATTTAACACTCTTTGGCATATGACCACATACGATTCGAAGCATGGATTCTAACAACATTCGATTTTGTTTGCTATTAGGTCCATCTATATCTGTGCATAACGTGTATTGGCATTGTTCCCAACCTACATACGGTTTACGTTTACTCAATTCATATTGATACACGTAAATATGTTTATGTTTATATGCAATCATATTCTATTATAAATATTTTTATTGACGAATCCGACCTTCTTTGGGACAATTTTCATAATCTGTTTTGAATGGGCAATACTTGCAGTTTTTATCACCGCGGCCGGCGACAGCAGGATAATTACCATCAGCCTTCTTGGTACCATCTTGTTCAAAGCAGGCATCTACAAATTCATCGATTTGCTTTTGCACTTTTCGCTGTGTCACAGTGCCAGCAGCCGGTTTGAATAGTTGTATGCGTTTCTGCGGAAACATGGATTCTTCAATCAATTTTCTTTTCACAATGAAAAACTCAACTGTGATGTTTTCATGCGGTACACCAAATTGACGAGAAAAATAGTTTTTGTATGCAACCAATTGAGCTGCTTTGATGCTATCCGATTTTTGATGTTTGTTCCAGCCACCGCGGCTGGTTTTAATGTCTATTATATGCACACTGTTAGTCGGAACATGCCGCAAAACAACATCAATGAATCCGTACCAAAACACAGAAGGATTACGTTCTGATGCTGGTTCACACAATTCAATTTCGATGCCGACTAACTCCCAATCCTTTGTGGAAAAATACTGTTTGCGTCGTTTCTTAAGCCATTCCAAAATAGCAACACCATCTTCCAAATATTCTGCTAATTGTATTGGATTTGAAAAATGCACGCCGGAACTTTCTTCAACGCATCGTTTGTATTCTTCTCGAAGTTTGTTAGTTAATATGCTACGCAAATCCAATGCCTCTGCACGTTTAACTGATTCGGTATACATCACAGTCAGAAAGTGTTGCATAGTTTCGTGAAAGGCAGTACCAAAACAAGTTTCTATGCTGGATTGAAATGGAGCTAATCCATCTATATAAGATAACTTCCATTGACGAGGACATTTCTCCCACATTGACCATTGCGAGTATGATATTTTCCTAGGTACCGATTCGGCATCTCGTATTGAGAGTTTGTAGATAGGATTAATATAGTTTCCAGATTTCATACATTAAATATATGAAATTACTTTGTAAGATCCAAATAATGTTGCCGTTGTTCCTGCAGATAGATATCAATTAGATCCTTTGTCTTATTAAGATCTTGTTCAAAGGTACCTTTATGCCGACATCTTACAATGCGTTTGATGATATCGAATTCGTAACTATTCAACTGCCATTCTTCTGCACATTTATACAAGCTGTCTTTACCTCTGTAATGCGATTGTGTGTTTACGCTCATTTTTTAACTCCCTTTATCATTGTTTTTATTTCGACATCCGTATAACCATATAGTGACAAAAGACGGGTGCAAGAATCCTGATCCATCAATTCGGCGTAGTCGATTGCTTCCGATCGGCTAACATGATAATGTTCAGAAATCTGTGGTTGCTGGTAATATTTCATGATAAAGGCGATATGTTTCTCTGGGACGTAACACACCAATTGTATATGTCTGTAACTCATTAACTAATTCTATCAGATCCTGCCGCATTGATAACCATCGATTCACAATGAAAACTGAAAATTTACTTTGATCCGTATCGGACCAACGAGACCATTCTTTTTTCTTGTGAGTGATACCATCGATGAAATCAAAAATTGTTGCACCCTTTTTTTCTTCTGCCATTTTATAGTTTGTATTTTGTTTTCCACTGCTGTTCAAATTCCTCACCAATTCCCATTTCTAATATCACTGCCGTATCCGGGATACCTGGTATCTTTCGTTCTAAAACTTCATCAATGCTTTTGTTGCGAATTGTTTTGATTTTAGTCTTAGCATTGCTTCGATTGGATGTTTTAAACACAATCGTAACATCTGATTTATAATATGGACTAGACATTACTTTTTCAGTTTAACTGGTTGAAATTCTTCCGGAATAAATCCACAGTCATCGCATCGAAACACCGGGATCGGAACCATTGTGTCTTTATCTGCGCCTGTTAGTAGTTTCGATACTTTATTGATAGCCATTACCTGTCGAAAATACATTCCGTTGCATTCTTTGCATGTAATCGGCTGCATATCATTTGGTCCGATATTTACATTTAGTTTATTACTCATAATTCTCCTAATATATTAACAAACATTGCCATT